TAGACGGTGCCGAAGAGCTTCACGCCAGCTTCTGGGCGGTAGGTCTCTACGCCGTACAGAGTGTCAGCGGTCATGAGGTCCGCCAAGTACTCTTGCTTGTACTGAGTCTGTACGCGAACGCCGAGCTGCTCGACGAAGACGATAGCGTCTTTGTGCATTAGCAACGAGCCTTTCTCGTCAGTGTTCTCAGTGGGGAGGTTGGTGGACACGTAGATGTCAACACCGTAGAGTGAACCGATCTTGCCAGTCTCTACAGGCTTGCCAGTTACGAAGTCAGTGGAGACGTAGTTGGTAACACCCAACAGCTCCTTCTTCATTGCAGGCGGGATGACCCATACGCGGTTGTCCATCGGTACGTTGTTGTCGTCCAGTACCTGAATGGCCTCACGGAAGCCCTGATCGGTGAACGCTGAGTCAGCAGTACCAGCAGCAGTGATGGTGCCTGCGCCTGACTTGAACTCTAGCTGGCTGGTGAAGTTAGCTGCTTCTGCAATCAGAGCAGTATCAACACGGGTAGCCAAAGCGTAGCCAGCGTCCTGAGTGTAGAACTGACGGAGGCTTGACAGAGCCTGTACGTCTGTGATGTCTTCGATCAGACGGCTGTACTCGTAGTGCTGATCAATCGCGATGGTCAGCTCAGTGGTGGTGCCAGCGATCAGGCTGACCTGCGCCTCAGCGCCCTTGACTGACGCGTTGCCACGATCAGGCTTAGGGATGTGAATGGTGTCTCCCTTCTTGCCTGTCATGCTCATAGCGCGTACAAGCGGCTTGACTACAAGCGACTTCTCGTATGCTGCGATGATCTCATCTGACCAGATCTCTGGGATGAAAGTTGCAGCGGTGGTGTTTGTTACGTGGTTAGTTCCAAGTGCCATGATAATTCCTTAAGTTCATTTAACGCGCCCTTCGGCATAGGCTTTCATAATCTCGCCTTGTAGTGCCTCGTAACGCTTAGGGTTAGTCTTCATTAGTTCAATAATATCAGCCCGTCGATAGATCTTCTTAGGGGAACTCCCCTGAGCTGTCGAGCGAGCCGAACCCGTAGACGCATTCTTTACTGCTTGCTTCTGCGCTACTTTCTCCAACTTAGATGTCTCCTGAACCACAGCGGCACGTTCCTTGTACAATGTGAGCAACTCGTTAGCAGCACCAAAGTCATACTGCTGGTCTGCTTGAGCGAACATTTGCTGTCGGTATGGAGACTTGTTTACCCATTCACGGAAGTCGTCTTTGGTGACAATCTCCTTCATGTCTGGGTGGGCCTGTTGTAGCTTAGCTAGTGACTGACTCTTGGCCATCTCAGCGGCAACCGCTTGAGCTTGTCTAAGTGTCGGGTGGTTCTCTACTGCTTTAGCTACGGCAGCCTTTGGGTCAGCGAAGAAGTCTATGTCGTCTACTTCAGCTTCTTCCGGTGCTGCGGGTGACTGCTGTGCTTGGATGCTCGTCTTCACCATCTCGTCGAAGGCTTTACGTAACTCTCCGACTTCCTGTGATTGCTGCCCCATGCGCTGCTCCAGCTCACGGTGCATACGGGCGATCTCTGCTGCGGTCTTGCCTTTGTACTTCTCAGGGAGGTCGTCTTCGCCTTGCCTCTCCTCTGTGGCTTCCTGTGACTCACTAGCCTCCATGCCAGTGTCTTCGGTTGCCTCTTCGTTGAGGTTGTCGAATCCGGTTGTCTCTTCTTGATCTGTTACGTCGGCGTCTATTAAACGTGCCATGAATCTAACTCCTTGTCCGGCAAGCCGGGGGTATGATTAAATGAACGGGTCTCTTGGCAGAGGTTATCCGTTGTTTCGTCCAGCCCTGATATGCTCTCGTTCCCACTTCATGGAGGCTCCGGGGAAGTCCCCAGAGGTGCCTTCAAGTGAGCAGCGTATCGGGCTTATGATGCGTTTGGATTCTTCTCCACATCGAGTGCACCGGAAGGAGTCCTCGAAGCGGCCAAACACTTCATCTATGTTGTCGCATTTACTACAGCGACAGTCAAATATCTTTCTCATTCGTCCTCCTCGGCCATTGCTTCAGCGGCCTTTACGGAGGTCTCCCAGTTGGCGATAAGCCTAAGTATCTCCAGCTTACCCTTGCAACGCCAGAACTCGTCCGAGCTAGGGATGTTGCCAATGTCTATGGTGTCGATGACCGTCTGAACCTCCTTCTGGAAGTCAGCCCAGCCAGCGCACATGAATAGCTCACGGCAGTTATCGAAGAACTTCTTGTCTTCCTCAGTCATCTGCATTGTCC